CGGAGAAAAACATGGTTCACTACTTGTTTGAACTAGCAAAACAGCGAGATAAAAGTACAGCAGATGGACAAATCGGTATCAATACAGGATACAATAGTTTGAATGCATTAATTAGTGGTTGGGTAGCACCTGACCTGATAATACTAGCAGCAAGACCTGCACAAGGTAAGACGGCTTTTATGCTTAATACTATAATCAATGTACTTAAACAGAAGATACCGGTTGGTATTTTTAGCTTAGAAATGAGTGGAGAACAGCTTGTTAATCGGTTGCTTAGTTTAGATAGTGGTATTGCTCACAGTAAGTTAAGGCATAATCACTTAGTTGAGGAGGAGGTAGTTAGATTGATGAAATCAGAGGCAAGGATGGAGAAATTCCCTTTGTATATTGATGATTCGCCTAGTTTAAATATCAGAGACCTGCGAAGTAAGGCTACTATCATGAAACGGAAGTATGGTATCAAGTTTCTTTGTATTGACTACTTACAGCTAATGTCAGGAGTTGACCGCAAAGGTACAAGAGAAACAGAAATTTCGGAGATAAGTAGAGGTTGTAAGATTATAGCCAAGGAATTAAATATCCCTGTGTTAGCCTTGTCTCAGCTAAGTAGAGCAGTTGAATCAAGGAATGATAAGTTACCTCAGTTGTCAGACCTTAGGGAGAGTGGTAGTATTGAACAAGATGCTGATAGTGTGATATTCTTAATGCGACCCGAAACCTATAATATAAAGGAGATTGAAATACGAGGAAGCACATATTCTAGTGATGGTATTTGTGTAGTTAAAATTGGTAAGAATAGGCATGGTTCACTTAAAACACTACCGTTTAAATTTATAGGAGATAGTATGTCATTCAAAGAACATGAATTTTAAAAAAAGTTTTAAAAATAATTTTTTGTATGAATTAAAGTAGTAATTTTATGTATGTTAGAAAAAGACCTGCATACAAAAGTTTGTAACTTCATAAGAACTAAGTACCCTGAGGCAATTTTCAGGACTGATTTTGGAGCAGGAATGCCTATGTCAATAGGTATGGCAAGGAGACAAAAAGTATTGCAGTCGCATTCAGGATACCCTGATTTATTTATAGCAGAACCAAGAGGGAACTACTCCGGTTTATTTTTAGAATTGAAGACCGAATCAAATAAAGTATTCAAAAAAGATGGTACTTTGTTAGCTAATGCACACCATGAAGAACAAGCCAAAATGCTTACAATGCTATATGCAAGAGGCTTTCAGGCTAAATTTGCAATAGGTTACGAGGATGCTGTAAATAAAATTAAGGAATATCTTGAAAGCGATTGATTGGATATATGGCAAGGAGTTTGAACTAGCATTCAAGAATATCGGCAAAGACCTATGGGAGGATTTGCGACAGGAAGTGGCACTGATAGTCCTAGAATATGACCAAGATAAGATAGCAGAGTTAGAAAGTAAAGGAAAGCAGGTTTTTAAGTTTTGGATTGTAAGAATATGTTGTAACCAAACTAATTCAAAATATGGTAAGTTTGGCAGAATGTATAAGTCTTTGATACCTGTTGAGGATGTAACTAGATTTATAGCAGAGGAGGAGGAGATTAATGATGACCAACATATTGTAGACAATATAACAAAGAAGATGAATGATTTATATTGGTATGACAGAGAAATTTTGAAAATGTACATTGAATTAGGAAGTGTACGCAAAGTATCTGCTCAAACCGGCATACCTCATACCTCTATTTTTATAACAATTAAAAACATAAGAAAATGTATCAAGGACTCGTTAGTATATTAGGAGCAATAGGATTGACCCTGATTTGGTTTTATATACTGAAAGCACCGGTTTATTTTAAGAAATGGACAGGCTTAAATATGCAAAAGCCGTTCAGTTGTGCCTTCTGTTTATCCTTTTGGATATGCTTTTTTTCTTTATTGGTTAAAACAAACTTGATAGAAGCTATATTTATAAGTAGTATAACCCCCTTTATATACTTGTATGTAGAGGATTTAATCACAAACAAATGGGAATTATGAATCAGAATGACAAAGAAATATTTGAAAAGCACTTGCCTTTTTACGAATCGTACAAGAAGCATAGCTTTATCAGAAACTACTCAAAAGATGTGTATAATGAATTGATTTACTTGTACACTACCTATGTAGATAAGAAGCATAACTTTTCTCATTGGTGCAGTAGTTGTAGAGCAGAGTTAGTAGTACACTTGTATAATTGGTACTTGGCTAATGAACCAACTACATGGTATGCCGAGGAAGAAAAGAAGGAAGTATTGGCAGACATTCCATTTACAACAGAAGAAGTAGTAATTGAGAATTTGCCTCCAAAGAAAAGAACAAAGAAAAGTAAATAATTAAGCCATATTAAAACAAACAAATCAAATGGAGAACAAAAAAGTAAGACTAGGAAACGGTAAGAAAAGAAGTGAATCATGGATGACAGCAACAATTTGCTTGTCAGAAGCAAAGAATCATGCTTACGAGTACAACGGCAAGGAGTATGTTAACATTAACATTAATGTAGCAGCACAGCCTAACGAATATGGTAAGGATGTATCCTTAACCCTCAATGATTATAAGAAGGAAGACAAATTACCATTCTAATATGTCTAAGTTTAAGCTAACTGTAAAGGAAGGATTCTATGAGGCAGATACCTTATGGAGTCTTATAGTTGAAGTATTGAAGCATAGGTTTTGGCATCTTCGCACTCATGGTAAATGGATGGATTAATGAAGAAGCACACTAAAATCTATTTAGAATACTTTGGTTATGGCATTGAGGACTTTATACCCTGTGAAAGTTGCGGCTCAAAGGCTGTTGACATACACCACATTCAAGCAAGAGGCATGGGCGGCAGCAATGAAAAGGATTGTATAGAAAACCTAATGGCATTGTGCAGGTATTGTCATACTGTAATGGGAGACACCAAGACCCACATGGAATATTTAATCAATAAGCATAAAGACAAGCTAGATGGCAAAAGGTAAGTTAGACACAAAAAAGGTATCGTTTGGTAAAAGAAAGCAAGGTTGTGCAAAGAAATCGTACAACAAGCATAGTCCTAAGCCAAAGAAGTACCGAGGACAAGGTAGATAATTTTAATATAAAATACATACAAAATGAGCCAACCGTTTCAATTGAATTTCAACAATGACAAGAAAGTTGTCAGTGTAACCCTGCTAGATGATGATGGAATATTTCAACTAGCTAATTTATTTAAAGACTTGTTAGACAAGGCAGGTATCGCTAATACTATCACAGAAACACCTATTGAAAATGCAGAGCAGATTAGCGAAAATATCGGAGATTAAGTCAAACCCTGACAACCCTAGGATTATAAAGAATAACAAGTTTTACAAGCTAGTTAATTCTATTAAGCAATTCCCTAAGATGTTAGAGTTAAGACCTATCGTTGTAAACGAAAAGATGGTTGTACTAGGTGGCAACATGAGGTTAAAGGCTTGTAAGGAAGCAGGAATCAAAGAAGTGCCTATTGTTATGGCTGAGGACTTAACAGCAGAGGAGCAAAAGGAGTTTATCATTAAGGATAATGTAAACTTTGGTAGTTGGGATGCTGAGATGTTAGCTAATGAATGGGATTTGAATAAGTTACTAGATTGGGGATTAGGAGCAACAGACCTAGCTATTCAGGAGATTGAAGAACTAAGAACTGAGCAGGAGGATGATGAGGATTGTATATATCCTATTGCACCTAGATTGTCAGAAAAGCATGACTATGTTATGATAATGGTAGACAATGAAATTGAGTATTCATACTTGAAGACCTTTTTTAATTTGTCAGACCAAAAGGATTACAAAAGTAGCAAGGTAGGACAAGGCAGAGTAGTAACATTTGCAGACTTCAAAAAGATACTTGATGAAAGAAATAGTTAAGTTGATTATACTATCCCATAAAAGGAGCAACAAAGTGGACACATTGGAAACCATAAGTAATTGCTCCTTATGTATTCCGGAAAGTCAAGTTGAAGACTATTTAAAATACAATGGAGATGTAGAGATTATAGCACATCCGGATAGCATCAAAGGACTAAGTGCCAAGATGAGATGGGTGCATGAAAGGTATCCTAATTGTGTAATGCTTGATGATGACTTGAATAAGA